ACTCACGATACCGACTCTTACCTCTTAAAGAAAGGATTAGAGACTCATGATACTGACTCTGTTCTTAAGAAGTTAGATAATGTAAAGACTCACGATACTGACTCTTATCTCTTAAAGAAAGGATTAGAGACTCATGATACCGATTCAGTTCTTAAGAAGTTAGATAATGTAATAGATCATGATACTGACTCTGTTCTTAAGAAGTTAGACAACGTTATAACTCACGATACTGACTCTTACCTCTTAAAGAAAGGATTAGAGATTCACGATACCGATTCAGTTCTTAAGAAGTTAGATAATGTAATAGATCATGATACTGACTCTGTTCTTAAGAAGTTAGACAATGTAAAGACTCACGATACCGATTCAGTTCTTAAGAAGTTAGATAATGTAATAGATCATGATACTGACTCTGTTCTTAAGAAGTTAGACAATGTAATTGACCATGATACTGACTCTTACCTCTTAAAGAAAGGATTAGAGACTCACGATACCGATTCAGTTCTTAAGAAGTTAGACAATGTAATTGACCATGATACTGACTCTGTTCTTAAGAAGTTAGATAATGTAAAGACTCACGATACTGACTCTTACCTCTTAAAGAAAGGATTAGAGACTCATGATACTGACTCTGTTTTTAAGAAGTTAGGGAGAGAGATTATACATACAACAGATTCATGGGTACAAGATCCACCTACATTTAAGATTGTGGGAATTACTTACGCAGGGAATGGAACATCTACACCATTAGGAAGCGTTATATGCAGACTTTATAAGGATAATCTGAATGGTACAAGCACTTTTATAGCAGAGGTTACAAGTAATGCTGTGACAGGTGCATACGAATTTACTGGACTTGATAATAATGATCCACAATACTTTGTAGTTGGATGGAAGGATGATAGTCCACATACCTACGATGTAACAGACCACGTATTAGTGCCTGAGGTAGAATAATATGCCTATTACAGATATACACCTTATAGGATTATTAGAGAGATTAGACGTAATTCGGGAGAATCTTCATTTAAGACCATTAACTGATAGAGAAAAAGAAGATATTGGTGTATTACTTGGATTTACTACACTAACTAAAGGTGTTTATAATCCTGTTAATTTCCCTAATAGATGGAGAAATGTAAAGTCTAAACCATATACAGAAGAATCATTTGAAATTAAATATAAGATACCCCTGACTGTTTCATTGATTAAAGGTCAGTCATTCAAGTTACCATTATCAGTATGTATAGACATAATACACCAACAAAAAGATTCAATATCTGTAATAAACGAATTTCGTACAGAAGAAATTATACATTTACCTGTAATAAAGTCATTCATATCTCATGAAATACCTAAAAACTTAAAAGTATTATCGTTAAATGATGTAAAAAATGTAAATACAGTAAGTATAAATACAAGAATACATGGTAGTATTTGTACCCCGATTAAAATGCAGAGTTGGTTAAGGCAAAACCTCATAACCAATCTGGGGGTTTATTCAAATCTAACTACTAATGTATCTGATAGAATGAATGAAAGCATTTATATCATAAGAGATGTAGGGACTATTAGTGACATAGAATTGTTAGATATGATAGAAACTGTGGAGATAATAAATGCAATCTGATACGGATCTCATAAGAGAAATAAGGGATTATATACAACAAAATGCTTTTATTAGTCTTGATGATGTAGTAAGTCATTTTACTTCTAAAGGTGTTTCAGAAGAGAAATTAGAGTATATCTTAAGGGAGATTATACAATGAGTTATCTTAGAGATGGAATAGATGCAGTAGATCGTATTCAAAGAGAAGGGTATAGAGAGCGAAAATCAAAGGAAAACATACAAACTAAGAAACTTAGGGAACGAGTACAGGATGATGAACAGACTAAAATTAACAATTATTCAGAAGGATTCTGTTATGGATGTGCCAAAAAAGATAAGATTTTAAGCACTTTAATATATGCCTGTGGTGTATGTATGGAGAAAAGAGGCACAGAAGGAGTAATGTCTATTGTTGTAAAGAAACATAATTGGGAACTTTGTGATATTCATGGAGAATGGAAGTTTGATGATGTATGGCAAATCAATATATCATTCTGTGATTCCTGTATGAAGAGAATGTTTAGGATTCATAAGGCTTATAAGGCTAAAAAAGGAAGAGCCAATGCACCAGATGAAAGAAGAAAACGTAGAATATTTGGTAAAGATTTTAATGATTTAACTGGTAATGGTATAACCAGAGATCAGACTAAGAATCAACGGTTTGCACGGGCTTAACAAATCTACTTATTCTATTTTGTATTCTTATTGTTTCTTCTGCAATTTTAATCTGTTCTTCTAGTTCTTCAACCCTCATCATTTGTTCAAACTCTGCAATCTCTTCTTTCTCTTCTTCCCAATGAAACTTTAATTTCTGTGGCATATAGTCAATTATAAAGTGCATTGTTGTATTACCAAAATTAAAATACCATTCACCTACAAGTGTCATTTTTTTACTTGGTAATTCTGCACCATAATATTTACATACTTTAGCAAATATTGGTTTTTTCCAAGGAAGTATAGAAGTTTTTACTTCAATCATTTTTTCTTTTGGATTGTAAATAATCTCACTTCTTTTAACTACATGTGGTGGTTTTTGAAATCTAGCTTGATTTGTACTACCAATTCCCGGATGGATATGTACATAACGTCTTTGAATATTTACATTATCTTGTACCAGTTGCATATCAGTAAAAAACCAGAAAGATCCGTTTTCGGGTAGTTCAATATGATCAACTTCTAATCTAGTATTAGGAGCTCCATTAAAAGGATTTAATTTATTATAAGTCATTACATTATCATATACAAAGAAATCCATGCCTATTTGTAACACATACCTTTATATAAAGGCTTCTTTTAGGTGAGATATGGTTAATGAATTACTACCATTGATTGCCATAGCGGGAGTAGTATTTGGTGTATTACTCAGTATCGCTAAAGGGTATTCAAAAAGACCACAAAATGAACCTTTCAAGATAGGTAATTTACTCAGCTCTCTAGTAATAGGAGTCATGGGTGTTTTGTCAGTCTCAATGCTGATAATTACTACCTTACAAGAACAGGTTAGTGAACTAGGCTTTGTAGCATTTGCCTTCTTGTTTATAATGCAAGGATTTGGTACAGATCAAGGTCTATCCTATCTGGATAAGTAGATAAGCGTTAATCTTATATACTTAATCCTTTTTTCTTTATATATGAAAGAATATGTTAGCTTTCCTACTTTTATAACTAAAGGGATAAAGATAGAAAAAGATGATACAAGACGTATATTTACAGGTCATATTACTGCTGAGATTATAGATAAACAACAAGAGTTTATTTTTGTTGATGAAGTAATGAAAATCATGGATATTTTTATGAAAACTAATCCAGTAATGTCAGAAGTTCATACTAATCGTATGGTCGGAGTAGTTTTAGGTTATGAGAAATCAGAGATTAATGGGGTAGCCTCAGTTAAGATTACTGGTGAGGTTTATAAGGTTGATGGAATTTCGTTATATGATAGAGTTTGGGCTAAGATTCTTAGTAAAGAATATAGTGGGTTGTCAATGGGTGGTGCAAGTAAAGAGCGTGAGCCTATTACAATAGGTGGTAGAATGGCATTAGAATTAAGAAAATTAGAACTGTATGAGATAGCAATATGTCCTTCACCAGCAAATGAATTTGCTATTATTGATAAGGTAAATATGTTTGCAAAGGCTATTGATGCAACTGATAGGATACAAACATTAGACGATGGAAGATGTATTTTAAAATGTAACCAATTAGGAATGTGCTTTGAAAAGGGTACAAATATTGATAATGATGTAGATATTGATAATGAACCAGTTCATAATTATATTTGTGTTCATAAAGGAGTATGTGATATTTGCGGGAAAATTAAAGAAGAACACCCCCGTAATAAGGGAGATAAAGAAGAGCATGGAATTGAACAATTTGATAAACCCGAAGAAACCAATAAACATCATATCCCAAGTATGACTGAGGAACAAGAAGAAGAGGCTAAAAAGAAAATAGATAAAGCAGCTGAACCTACTTTAACTGGTCGTTCTGCAAGTACAAGATCAGAGAATATAGGGCAATCTTCATCCAGTCCAAAGGCACATTCTGACCTTATAAGCCAAAGTCCTAAGATTCCTAGTGCTATTAAATTAACCCTTATAAAACCACCATCTTTAAAAACACCATCTTTAAATAAGCAGACAGTACCAGAAAAACCAATGGCATCAAAAAATGAGGATATAATTCCAGATCAAGGAGTACCAGTTTATGACTCAGAAAAGGATCAAAACGGTGTTCAAAAACAATATGTTGAACTAGATAAGATACTACCTTTAATTGGAGCTGCCTTAGGTGCAGTTGCTACAGGTGCTAAAGTGGCTAGTACAGGTGCTAAAATTGCTGGTACAGTTGCAGACGTAGGTGGTAAAGTCGCTGAAACTGCTGGTAAAGGTGTAGATGTAGCAAGTAAAGTAGTTGAAGGTGTTAGTAATGCAACTAAGAAATCTATGACAGTACATCAATTTATAGAACATTTTGGGGAAGATCAAGTTAGAAAAGCTTTAGAAGAAGTAGAATCAATTAATTATGTAAAGTCATTAAGTCAAAAATACGCCTAATATAAACGTTTCCACAATATATATATACTCGATTTTAAGCAGTTTATATAACAACATGACTACAGAAGAAAAAACTACAGAAAAAGATTCTGAGACTATTCAAAAAACAGAAGATTCTGTTACATCCTTACTTGCAAGCGTTCTTAAGAAACAAGATGAGCGAATGGACAACCAAGAGGAAACTTTTGGTAAGAGATTTGAAGCACTTGAAAATCTTATAAAAGAACAAAACAAGAACCCTGTCGATCAAGGCATTGAAGCTGAGAATAAACCCAAAGTTGAAGATGCTAAAGACGTTGGCGACAAAGTTACGATTGGTAACGAAGTTGCACCTAAACCTTCTGAGGCTCAAGGTTCTATCATAGCACCATCAGTTGAATCTCCAAAAGCAGATGCAGACGGTCTGAAAATGGAAAATAAAGCTGACGATAAAGATGATAAGAAAGAAGAGAAGAAAGAAGATGTAAAGAAAGACGATAGTAATGACGACAAGAAAGACGACAAGAAAGAAGATGTTAAGAAATCTGATGAACTTGAATATGAAATTGTAAAGACAATTAGACCTCAAGGACTTAATTCTCGTAACCCTGAAAACAAATCTGTCCCAACTGGCTATCAAGTCATAAAGGCAGCTATTAGTGGATGGGGTGGAAAAACATCAAGTGCAGAAGAAGCATTAACCATAATGTACCAAAAAGAAGCTCGTGGTGAGTTCGGTAACGGACAACCAAGCTATCAGGGAGTATATTAAAATGGCTAATTACTTAGGTCTGCAAACCATTGATGAACTGGTGAACTATACTTATAATAGAACACCTGACGAGATTATGAAAGCTGGTTTCACTACAGGTGATCCCGGTGCAGGTGGTAACTACAACCCACTATTCGGAGCTATGGCTTGGGCAAACTTCAATCTAGAAGCAAACATATTCGCAGCTTTACCAAAATATGTTTGGGACTTTTCAGGTTGGCGTATATTTGCCGATAAAGCACCATTGATTACGACTACTTTAGATGGTAGTACAATCGTTGGACAAATAGATCCTAAAGGTGGTACACTCGAAGGTGGATTTATTGCAAATGCAGTAAAACCAGACGTTGAGGAAGTTACCGTCAAACCAAAGACTTTACAATATGTTTTCGAAGCTTCTGAACTTTTGGAACAATTAGTCGATAATTCTAGAGATGATAACTATGGTTCACTCGCACAGCAAAGAGTGTATGCTAGTGATCAATTTAAGGAAAGAGTTAATCTGATGCTCACCGAGATCCCAACGGATGTCACAGCAACAGAAGTTTCTCATAGATTTAACCTAGAATCACTTGACCGAATTGTAGCTTCATTTGCAGAATATACGTTTGAAGATCACGCCACAGTAGCTAATAACTACAACCCTTGGTTCGATGCCAATGGTGATGGTATTGATAGAACAGTAGATAAATATGATGCAACAGTCGTTTCACCCTCCGGCACTATCGGAACAGCAGATGTAATTACAGATGCTATTATCCGAGATGTTCTTGCAAAAGTAAGAATAGCTGGTGGTAAAGAACCAACTGTGATGATTGGTGGACAGGATACTTATTCTGAAATTCAATCTATCTATATGAACGCTTACCGTATCCAAAATACAGCAGATTTGAGAACTGAATTTAGTGTTGGCGTAAACGGTGTTGATACCTTTACTGGTACTGGTGCTGGATTGCATTTGAGTACAATCTACGGATTGCCATTCATTCCATCCAAAGATACCACACAATCAGAAGAGGGTTCAGTAGATGACTTGTTCATCTTAAACACAAGTGCAGATAAAAACGCACCAAATAAACCATTGATAGGACTACAAGTTCTAAAGCCAATAGTTTATTATGAGGCGGGAAAACGACAGCAAGGCTATCCATTCATTAACGAATCGTATAATGACAGAGCATTGTATAACATGTTAGCAGAGACTACATGTAGAAACTTCAAAGCACAAGCCAAGGTTAGAGACATCGCCTCAGGTATTTAGAAAACCCCCTTTTATTTTTTTTTTAGAAAATTTGAAAAAATTATGTGTGTAAGTAAAAGATTTATATATCCATATATAATAATCTTTATATAATGCGGGAATGTTTTTTTAATCATGACAGTTACTATAACAATAGATAGCAAGTTTAAACACTTGAACGCTGACAGATCCTACGCAGTAAAAGTAGGTGGAGTAGGTGTCGAAAAAGAAATAATCTGTAATATAGTCCTTGTAGATGAGAATCTATCAGATACAACTATTGGAGAATTTGTTGCAGATTTTACACAAATAGGTATGAAACAAGTTTATTCTGCTGTAATAGTAGCAACAGATAACTTTGTAAGCATATTCGATTTCGTACCTCATGCAACCTCAGATGCAGCTTTGGCAAGATTCCATGTTTCAGACAAGATTGATGGACTTGTTAATGATGATTCTGACTTACCAGACACTACTCTAAAAGTAGCAGTACGTGGTGTGTAAAACTTATATACTATCCTTTTTTTTAACTATTATGGCAATAGTAATTACCGCAGTTTCAAGATTTAAACATTTAAATTCAGATCCAAGTTATAGCATAAAACCCGGTGGAGTAGGCAGGGAAAGAGAGGCTATTGTTGATATAGCAATTACAGATGATTATTCAACAGATGGAATTACTTTAGATTTTTCAACTATTGGTAAATTTAGTAAAGTATATATATGTAATGTAATTCAAGGTCAAGGTGGATTACAGACTGAATATATACCAGCAGCTTTAGATGATTCAGCAACAGGTAAATTAAAAATATATGGTAGTGGTGCTGGTGCAACAAACGCAGTAGCAGCTACAGGAACTATTGTATGTGATACAGCAATCGCAGGGGATACAGTAACAATTAATGGTTTGGTATATCTAGCTGTAGCAGGGGCTAAAAATGATGATACTGAATTTAGTATTGATACTGGTGACGATGAAACTGCATTAGATTTGGCAGATTCCATTGATGATGATGTTAGAGTTGGTGTTACAATTCCATCAGCAAATGTTAGAGCAGTATCAAGTACAGATACGGTTACTATGACAGCTTCACAAGAAGGTATTATTGGTAACACAATTCCTACAAATTCACAAGATAGTACACTCACAATAGCAGCTAGTACATTACAAGGTGGTTCAAATGGTGATGTTGGTGAAATGTCAGAATTGGACAACAACGATCCAATAATTAATGGTAAAACTTTAAGATGTGCTATTAGAGGAATTTAAACATGGCTCAATATGCAAAACGTAGAATCACTAAAGATACGGTAGATGGTACTTCAACCGTCAATATAGTAGGTTCTAATAGAAAAGGCAAATTAATGGCAATTAATCCAATTACAGATACTATCACAGTCGGAACTTTGGAAATTCGACAAGGTGGCGTAGGTGCTGATCTCGCTGGTACTTTTGTAGCAGCTGCGGGTATTATTACTTCTGTTGTAATTACAG